GTATCCTACATCCTGACCGCTTCCGTGAAGATAGTCAACACCTCAACCCAGTGGGTCGCGTCCTTGCTTTGGGCGAACTCGCGTTCGTCGACGAGGACATATACCGAAAGGGTCCTTGGGTCAAGCCCGGCGACCACATCGTATATTCCAAGCTCGCTGGCCAGAAGATCTTTTGGAAGGGCGTGAAGCTCCTCCTCATCAAAGCTTCTAGCATCGAGCTTGTGGTCGACACCCCCGAATACCTCGACTCAAATTTCAAGGAATAAATCATGTCCGAATCCGGCTATCAAGAACTCGATCTTGACAATCCAGGCAAATCACCTCCCGAAGCAGAAGCTTCCGACATCGAGATCGTTGAAGAGACACCCGCTCAAGAAGCTCCTGAAGCGGCTCCCGAAACTCCCGCTGACGCTCGGAAAGCCACAGCTTCCGAAGACGATGATTCCGACGAGAGCGATAGTGCATCTGACGAATCTCCCTCCGAACGCAAGAAGCTAACACGAAGCCAGCGCCTCAAGAACCAGCGAGATGCTTATGCCAGACAGTTAGCCGAAACGCAAGCCCGGCTCCAGGCTCTCGAAAGCCGCGCTCGCAAGGCCGAAGCAGAAGCTGACGAAGGCGCCGCCATTGGCTTTGACCTCTACATCAAGCAACTTGACACCTCGATGCAGGCTCTGCGCCGGGACTTCGATGCGGCTTATGATGCAGGCGACCGCGACAAGATCTTTGAGATCCAGCAACAAATCGCTACTATCACAGCCGCTAAGTCTCAGGCTGAAAAGGATAGGCGGTCGATCCCTACGCGGCAGGCCCCTACTGGACAGGCAGCCCAGCCGCAGATCCAGCAGACACCGCCTGCGCCCCCTAAGCGGACCCCGAGCCCTGCCGCTGTCGAGTGGTATGAACGCAACAAAGACTGGTTCAACAAGGACGCTGTCCTGACAGCCAGTGCCCGCGTGATCGACCAGCAGATGGTGCGTGACGGCTTCGCGCCTAACGACCCAGACTACTTCGAGGAACTGGACAAGCGCCTCCAGAAGGAGTTTCCCCAGAAGTTTGGACGCCCGCCTGGACGCCCGCCTGCCAACAACCCCACCATCCAGAACCGCTCGGCCCCGGCCCCGGCGCCCGGCAAGGTTCGCGTGACCATCACCCAGGCTGACCGGGACATGGCAAATCACCTCGGCATCTCAGTGGAGCAGTACGCCCGCGAGAAAGCCAAGACTGAACGTGCCGCTCAGACCACCAGCCAATACACGGAGATTCTGTAATGAAAAACAAAATGTTCGCGGCCCCCAATAACGCCGTCGATGAAGCACTTGAAAATTCATTAGATATGGAGTATACTCCTCCTAATGCGCTAGAAATCCCCCCGATGCCCGACGCAGATGCGTTCGTCTATAGATGGATTCGCTTCCGGGTTGGGGACCAAGATGACTTTAATAGCATCTCCCAGCGCATGAGGGAAGGGTGGTCATTCGTCCCCATCGAGGAAGTTCCTGATGGTTACGTTTTCCCCGGACTCGAAAGTAAGATTTCTGCTTTGGCAGGCGCGGCAATCAACGGCGACCTCGTGTTCGCAAAGCTGCCTCGACGGAAAGCGGAAGCCATCCAGAAGTGGGCCGAAGACAGGGCCATTCAAGCGGAGCAGGCTTTCGATCTGAAGACAATCAGCTACGAAGATGGTTCGGGCCGTACCCAACGCTTTGCCAATGAAGGTTCAAAACGCTTTTCCAGAGGGCGACGTCCCTCGTTTGGATAACACATAAAGGAGGATAAAGGTGGCACAGTCTTTTGCCCCGTTCGGTCTCCGCGCTATTGCTGCCCTCGGCACGCATGGCAACGAAGTCCGCGCTTATCCGCTCCCCAACGGCGCTAACTGCCCTGACCTCGGTAAGGGGTCTCCGGTAAAGCTGTCGGGTGGCGTTATTACGTCTGCTGGTGCTGGTGGCGGCCCGCTTCTGGGTGTTGCTGCTGGCTTCGCCTGGATCGACCCGACCACGAAGCAGCCCCAGCTTAAGAACTCAATCCCCGCAGATACGTCTTCGGCTGGCTTGTACGACGGTTCCGACCGCCCGACCGCCTACGTCGTGGACAATCCCTTCGCGCTCTTCATGGTGCAGGCTGACGCTTCCGTTACGGCGGGCGACCTCGGCCTTAACTTTGATGTGACTGCGGCGGGCGGCGATGTCAACTCTGTGTACGGTACGTCTCAGTATGCGCTGGACGCTTCTACCCGTACTTCTGCGGTTGGCACTGCTGTGAAGCTTGTGGGTCTGGCCAATATTCCCGATAACAACTGGGGCGATCCGTACCCGGTGCTGGTCGTGAAGTTGAATGGTCCGATCCTCCAGCAGGTCTCTGCGGCTTAATAGGGGGACATAGCAAATGACTATTTTAACTCGCGCACAATTTGCGAAGCAGCTTGTTCCCGGCCTCAACGCTATCTTCGGTACGGCTTATAAGAGCATCGACAACGAACACACTCCGCTGTTTGACGTTGAGCGTTCCGACCGTTCGTTCGAAGAAGAAGTGTTGATGACGGGCTTTGGTACGGCCCCGGTCAAGTCGGAAGGCGATCAGGTGTTCTTTGACACCGCGTCTGAAGCTTGGACGAGCCGCTACACCCACGAAACCGTTGCCATGGCTTTCGCCATCACCGAAGAAGCTATCGAGGACAACCTCTATGGCACGACCGGCAAGATGAAGGCGAATGCGATGGGCCGCGCTATGGCGAACGCCAAGCAGGTGAAGGCCGCTAACGTCTTCAACAACGGCTTCTCCACCAGCGCCCTATATGCTGGCGGCGACGGCAAGCCTCTCTTCGCTACGGACCACCCCACGCTGGCGGCTGGTACGCAGTCCAACAAGGTTAGCTCGGATTTGTCCGAAACTGCCCTTGAAGCGGCCCTTATCAACATCTCGTTGACCAAGGATGACCGTGGCCTGCTGATTGGCGCCCGCGCTGTGAGCCTGCACATTCCGCCGCAGCTTCAGTTCGTTGCTCACCGTATCCTGTTCTCGGATCTCCGCGTCGGTACGGCTGACAATGACACGAACGCTATGAAGGACATGGGCCTGTTCTCGAAGGGCTACACCGTCAACCATCGCTTCACGGACACCAACGGTTGGTTCATTCGCACTGACGTGCCGAACGGTACCAAGATGTTCATCCGTGCGCCGCTGGCCACCAAGGACGATGTGGACTTCCTGACGGGCAACATGCGCTACAAGGCCCGCGAGCGTTACAGCTTCGGCTGGTCTGACTGGCGTCAGTGGTACGGCTCCTCTGGTTCAACCTAATGGATTGGGGACTTCGGTCCCCTTTCCTTCATCCTTGAGGAGAATCAGATGACAACTTTTAGCTTTCCTGTCAACATCGCCAATCACGAACCGGCCTCCGGTAGTGCTGTCGATCTGAAGCAGGCGCGTGTTCCCGGTCGCTACTCTGTAGTAATTGATACCAGCAAGTCAGGCACGGCGGTGGGTGCTACTACCATTCCGCTGTTCGTGGCCCCGGCTGGTTCCAACTTCTACGAGTGCGTCCTTGACATCACGACCGCCTATGACAACCTTGACACCAAGATCACGGTTGGCACCTCGGCGAACCCTGCTACCCTGTACGCGGCTACCACCGTGAACACCGCAGGTCGTCGCGCTTACGCTGGCACAGGCGCCCAGGTCTCCACTAACAGCATTGTGCTGGCGGCGGATACTACGGTCCAGGCCATCGTGTCTATTGCTACTTCGACTGTGGCGGCTGGTTCCGTCATCGTCCACGTTGTGATTGGCTAACAAGTGCAGGCAGGCTCGCCCTTTGGGTTGGGTCTGCCTCATTTGCTTTAGGAGCTTCACATGCCCGGTATTAAGACTATCCGAGTTATTCCTTTCCAAGTGAGTACCTCGGCCACCACCACGAGCGATCCAATCGACCTCGACTATCGCTTCGATGGTTCGCCTGCCCGGTGCTTCTGGGTCCAGAAGAGCGCGGCCACAGGTCCGTCCATCTTCTTGGAAGCGGCGCCCTACGAGACCGGCCCTTGGATTGCCTTCGCCGAAATCTCTGCTGCCGTGACCACCACACTTGTACAAGTCATCTTTGACGTGCCATATGTGCGTTCGTCCTATGCTGGCGGTGGTCCGCTCGTAACTATCTACGGAGTCGTGTAAGGGGGCAGGCCAATGGCAACCAGCGGCGTCGCCTCCTTCGATCCGACTTTCGACGAAATACTTCAGGATGCGGCTGCCATGGTTGGTGGTGGCCCCCTTCTCGCTGACGAACTCATCAGCGCCCGCCGTGGTCTCGACTATCTTCTGACTGATCTTCAGAACCGGAACGTCCTTCTCCACAAAATTGAAACCACCGTGGTGCCCGTCTCGGCTTCTGTCAGTTCGCTGACATTTGGCCCTGCCATCTCTGACGTCCTGACAGCTACTGTCCGCACCTCCACCACAGAAATTCTCATGGACCGTGACGGCTTCGAACGCTGGGCTGAGATCCCCACCAAGTCCCAGACCGGGCGCCCGACGCGCTACTGGTGGGACCGGCGCCGCGAATCCAATATCATGAACTTGTGGCCGCTGCCAGACCAGACCTACGACATTGTACTGACAATTCAGAAGAACACCGAAGATACGCTACGGGCTTTTGACAACATCGACGTGCCCCGGCGCTTCCTGCCTGCCATCACTTTTGGCCTCGCTTACTGGATTGGCATGCGGCGCGGTGCGCGGGCAGATGCTAACCGCCTTGCTACAATCAAAGCTGAATACGAGCGTATGGTGCGCGATGCGATGCGTGAAGACCGCGAACGTGGTCCTTTCCTAGTTAGGATTGGGAGGCGGTAATGGGATACACCTATAGCACATTGGTGGCCGATGTCCAAGCGAACATGGAAGAAGATTCCGCCGAGTTCGTCTCAGCCCTGCCCTCCATCATCGAACGCGCCCAAGGTTATTTGCAGCGGCGCCTTGACCCCATCAATACGTTCCGGTTCACCGAAATATCTGTTAGCGCCTCCTCACGGACCTTGGCGCTCCCGTCTGATCTGCTCGTTCTCAAGTCCATCCAAGTTTGCGCGACCGGAGGCTGGACCACCCTGCTAGAGCAGAACAACGAGTTTCTGACGGCTTACTGGCCAGACTACACTTCCTGCGCGCCCACCAAATACTACGCGCCCAAGGACAACGCCACGATCTTCTTGGCTCCAACCCCGCCCGCCAACGCCACAGCGCTCATCGAATACATCCCGCGCGTGACCATCCTGAGTTCGGCTGCGCCCACCAACTACTTCTCGGAGAAGACGGACTCGGCTTTTTTCGCGGCGGCCATGATGTACGCCAATGCCTGGACCAAGAACGCCAACGCCGTCCAGATCTGGAAGGGCATTGCCGACGAAGAGATCGCGGTCCTGAACATCGAATACACGCGGGCGCGGCGCTCCGATACTTCCAACCGCAACCAAGGCTCGCCTGAGAACACTATCGCAGGGCAGCCCTAATGTCAGTATGGAATATGTGGTCGGTCTGTGACCGATGTGGCTTCGACTACAAACGGCGCGACCTCCGCAAGGAAACTACCAACTTCGTGGTCTGCGAGTCCTGCTTCGACGGAAGCTTCGACAAGAAGAACCACCCACAGAACTACTCTGCCAAACCGCGTCGTGAACTGAAGCTAGTTCCTGATGCCCGTCCTGACCAAACTAACTATGGGTCCTGACTATGGCTATGAACGTATGGTCTCTTTGCGATAGGTGTGGCCAGAAATACTATCGGCGGCAACTCCACAAAGAGTCCACCAACTTAGTTGTCTGCACTGCCTGCTTCGACGGCGCCTACGATAGCAAGCGGCATCCTCAAAACAGAGGACCTTATCCGCGCTTCGAATCCAAGAAAGTTCCAGACGGACGGCCACAGGCTACCACAGATGCCTACCTAGCTAAAGAGGATACCGGGTTCTTGTTGACGGAAGACAATCTCAATATCGTGGTGACCCCGGTGCAGTGGAATCCCTCCATGAGTTCGCCGAGCTAGTGCCATGGATTTGGTCGCCATGTGGAAAGTCCTCTCAGACATTTTGTTGCCGCTTGCATTGGCGTGGGCTGCCTATCTGCACAGGGAACTAAAAGCAATGGACCAGAAAATCGACAAGCTTCACGACGATCACTTCCGGCACGTAGCCCAGGTCAACAAGGACTTTGCAACCCGTGAGGTAGTCAGCGAGCTTGAAAACAAACTCACAGTTGTGTTAAATAGAATCGACGATAAAGTCACACGCATCCTTCAGGAGCGCAAGTAATGCCCTCTACCTATGACTCCCTTCTAAGGCTTGAGCTACAGGCGACTGGCGAGAACGCTACGACCTGGGGCACCAAGACCAACAACAACCTCGAACTCATCGCGGCTGCCATCGCAGGCCAGACAACTCTCACGCTGTCCTCTGCTAATGTTTCGCTCACCGAAGCCAACGCTGCCACCGATCAGGCCCGGTCTGCTATCCTCGTGCTGGGTGGCACCCTCATCAACGACGTCAATATTGTGGTGCCCGCTCAGTCCAAGACCTACGCCATCCTACGCCAGACCTCTGGCGCCTTCAACATCACCGTCAAGAACCCGACCGGCACTGGCGCCGTCCTTCCCGCCTCTGGCACCGAGATCGTCGTCTGCACCACCGCCACCTGCGTCGGCCTTGTTGGCTCCCTGACTGCCAACGTCTCTGCCCTCGACACTCGCGTGGCCGCCGTCTCTGCTTCAGTCTCCGCTCTCAACGTGCGGGTAGCCGATGTGTCAGCTTCAGTGTCAGCCTTAAATGTTCAGGTCGCCAACGTATCCGCTCAAGTCAGCGCCCTTCAAGTACAGGTGGCTAACGTCTCGGCCCTCACTTCTGCGCTTGATGTTCGCCTAACGGCGGTCTCCGCATCCGTCTCAGCGATCAACGTGCAGCTTGCAGCCGTCAGTGCCGTCGTCAGTTCCCTCAATAGCCTTGACATTCGCATCATCGAGTAACCATGTCGGCCACGCTCCAAGATCAGCGCCTCACAGAACTGAACTTCAAAGTCGGTGTCATCAAAGAGAATACCGAACTGGACGCGACCGGCCACTGGGTCGATGCCGACAAAATCCGCTTTCGCTTCGGGCGTCCCGAACTCATGGGCGGCTGGCAGAACATCATCGACTCGTCGCAGGCCAGCAAAATTTCTGGCACGCCGCGCCTTCTCGACACGCTTCGCAACCGGCTAGGACAGCAGGCAGCATTTATCGCCACTAACCAAGGCGCCTTTTCTAGCGAGTTGTCGACATTCTACAACATAACGCCCATAGTGTCAACCCTCGCGACCTCCAATATCCTGTCGACTACCGCAGGTTCCAACAAGGTTACGGTCTCCGTCTCCGCCCACGGCCTGACCGACGGCACCCTCGTCGAAATCGTCTCAGCGGCAGTAACCATCGGCGGCAACATCGTCATCAATTCCCCCGCTTCCGTCTCAGCTATGTTCCCCGTGAGCATCGTCGATGCCAACAGCTTCACCATTCAAGTAGCGACGACAGCCGCAGCAACTTCCGCAGCCGCAGGCGGTGCCATCACCATCGGCTTCTGCTACAATGCCGGACCCGAAGACACCACCCAACAAAGCGGCTGGGGCACTGGCGTGTGGGGCGGGAACTTCGGCTGGAACGAATCGGCAGGCGCCGTACCGCTTACGCTTCGCATGTGGTCCGCCGACCTTTGGGGCACCGACCTGCTGGCAGTTCCCTCCAAAGGTCCGCTCATGTACTGGACTACCAGTGCTGGCATCACCGAACGCATGACCATCGTGACGGCTGCACCCTCCGTGAACCAGATCGTCCGCGTAGCTTCAGAAGCCCGGCATGTCCTGCTTTACGGTACTCATAACGTGAGTGGTTCTTTTGATCCGCTTCTCATTAGGTGGAGCAGCCAGGAAGACTACACGGACTGGACGCCCTCGGGCGTCAACAATGCAGGCGACTATGTGCTGCCGAGCCGTGGCTCCGAAATCCGTGCCGTCAATCGGGTGCGCGACAAGACCGCCATCCTGACCGACAGCGACCTGTACATCCAGTCCTACATCGCAGGCAACGACGTCTTTGGCTTCGTGGCTGCCGGTGAACAGTGCGGTGTTATCGCTCGCAACGCAGCGGTCGAATACCGGGGCATTCTGTACTGGATGTCTAACAACGGGCAGTTCTACATGTACGATGGGCGCGTGCAGGCTATGCCTTGCACTGTTCTCCGCTTCATCTATGATAACCTAGATTCCAACAACCTAGAAAAAATCTACGCGGGTGCCAACTCCACCTTCGACGAGATCGTCTGGTTCTATCCGTCCACCAGTTCCCCCAATGGCGAGAACGACCGCTACGTCATCTACAACACCTCGGAGCGGCACTGGACTATTGGTACCATGCCCCGCACGGTCTGGGAAGACAGCGGTACCTTTGAGTATCCGCTTGCCCTCAACGAGACTCCGAGCAACGTCTATTACCAAGAGTACGGTTACACTGCCGACACGTCGGCCCTTGCTGCCAATCTTGAGAGCGCCTACTTCGATACGGCGGACGGCAACACCATCATGTTCGCCAACAAATTTGCTCCTGACTTTGGCAACATCTCTGACAACACACCCTACTCAGGAACCCTTAAGGTATCCTTAATAGCTCGCAAGTATCCGGGCGGCGCGCTTACCACTAAGGGTCCTTTCGATGTGACGGGCACGACCCAGAAAGTCTCGACGCGCTTGCGGGGCCGTGAGTTCGCCATCCAAATCCAGTCGTCGACGTCCTCGAATTTGCCGTGGCGTATGGGCCAGTTCCGCATGGCCATTGAACCGGATGGCTTACGATGACACGGCGCATCTCCTCAAGGTCCTTTCCTGACGCGCCCTCTGACTGGGATGCTTCCTCTCGTGATGCGTGGAACTCCCTCATCAAGGTTCTAGAGCAAAGCGATCTCTTTGACCAGGGGCGCCGGACCCGACCTCTGTTTGTGGTGCAGGGTACCATTAGTGCGGCCACGACCCTTGATGTTACTAACCCGTCAGTCACAGTTCTGACCCAGATCGTCGGCAAGCTGCTTCAGGCACTCCAGCCTAGCAACTTTGTTGACGTTCGCTAGGGTTTATTTTCAACAATTTCTGTGGTATAATACCGACGAGAGGCCCTAGATGTCAGAATCATTTGCCAATAAACCTCCTTCGAACGCAGATAAGGACACCGTCTATACGATGGGTGGTCTTCAGGATATTGCTGACTTCATCGGCTCGGCGGAACAGCTTGCCCAGCTTTATCCGGGTGAGCAGAACCGTCCTGAGTACGAGCCGGGCCTCTCCGATATTCGCTATACGCGTAGCTTCCAAGGTGTCAGCGAACCGGGTGGTAGCTTCTATTCGCCGTCTGGTGCGGGTAAAGCCCCGGCTCCCTTTGAAGAGCAGATCATCTACCAGCAGCCGTTCATTCAGCCGGGCGGTCAAGGCGCCTTTAATGAAGCTTTGCTTGGTGCGCTCTTTGGCATGGATTGGTCAGGTGCCTACGAAGACTACATCAATAAGCTAGAGTCTCAGCGTGACGTCACGAACTTCATGCCGAACTTTACTTACAACCCGTCCTTTGATCCCACGTTCAATCCGACCTACGCGCCGTCGACGGACATTGACGTCAGCCCCACCATCAGCCCGACGATCTCGCCTACCATTTCCAACACTAATACTTACAACCCTTCGAATGTCTTCAACCCCACGGTAGACACTGACATCTCGAATGTGGTCAGCCCGACTATTAACCAGAACCCGAACATCCAAGTCAACCCTGAGATTACCAACACGCTTGAGCAGACTCAGCAGCAGACGATGGGCGGTGGCAGTAAGACGAGCGGCCAGTCCCAAAGCGGTAGTCTCTTTGATGATCTCTTCGATGCCGATCTAGGTTCAGCGGACTCTGACCTAACAGGGGGTGGGCTCGACTCCGATTTTTTTACTAATGTAGGCGCTGGAAGCGGCGCCCGGACGAGCAACCAAGACGACCAGCTTTTCGAAGCCGATCTTGGTTTACCCTCAACTAACTTTGGTGCAACTAACTATCGTTCCACCGTGGGCTTGAATACTGTCAGCCCCGTTATCAATCAGTCTCCTTCTATTGTAGTAAGCCCCACAATTAGCAATGTTCTGAAGCAGCAGCAAGCTCAGTGGATGGGCGGCGGTGGCCAGCAACCCACGACCAGCATCTCGGTCAGCGTCAGCCAAGAAACCAGCGTTGACACGACTGTTACCTTAAGTATCCCCACAAGCATTAGCGTAACCGCCAGTGCAGATACCACCGTTACCTTAAGTATCCCAACTACCACTACTACTAGTACCGATACCACTGTTACTTTGAGTATTCCAACTACCACTACTCTTAGCGTAGATACAACAACGACCTTGAGTGTGGATACAACGACAACCTTAAGTATTGGTACAAGCGTCAGTGTAACCGCCAGCGTTGATACCAGTGTAACCGCAAGTGTCGGTACTACAGTAACTGCGAGCACTTCAGTATCCGTTTCCACTAGCGTGCCCGTCTCGCTCACAGCATCTGAAGAAGCAGTCATTAATATCTATAAGGGTTTGTTTGACCGCGAAGATGTCGACTCAGAAGGTTTGGACTACTGGTCTTCCAAGCTAGACGAAGGCACTCCACTCGAAACTCTCATCAGGCAGATCGCTGCGGGGGCGCAGGGCGAAGACCTTAACAGGCTAACGCCCAACGAAGCCGAACGCTACATAGAACGCCTCGCCGTCGACACACCCCAAGAGCGCGAAGCCTTCATCACGAAAGCCTATCAAGACCTCTTTAACAAGGCTCCTGACGCGGAAGGCCGCGCCTATTGGACTCGTGAACTTGAGCAAGGCAAGACCCCGACCGAACTCCTCCGCGACATGGTTGCAGGCGCCCAAGGACAAGACGCTACCCGCCTTCGCAACAATGAAACTATTGACAATCTTTACAAGCAAGTGCTGGGCCGCGAAGCTGATCCCGAGGGGCGCGACTACTACCGTTCGCAGCTTGAGGCAGGTGCCACGCCCGAAGAGATTGCCCGCAACATTGAGAGCGGCGCACGCGGGGCAGATGCTGCTGTCGTTCTCGAACGTCAAGCTACATCCAAGTTCCAAGATACCGTTAGAGACGCGATAACTAAACGCGAAAACCTCAAGGCTAACATAATCCAGGCCAGCCTTCAGGGCGCTCCATATGAAGTACTAGACCAACTTGTAGCAGCCGAACAGGCCATTGGCAACGCCCTTCAAAGTTATGACGTCAATCGGATTCTCAACGATCCCAACTATGCACGCGAACAAGTTGCTGACTTGACGTCAGATGCAGTTGCAAAACTCTCTGATCCGAACAACCCGCTTTCTTTTGAAGCTACGGAACGTATTCTCAAAGAAACTGTTAGTAAGCTCGGCGCCGATGTAATTGCTGAAAATCTTACTACGCAAGGCGCTCATGCCATCTTGCAGGTTTTGGGGCCTGAGTTTGTACCAGGGGCTGCACAGGCTGCCGCTGAAGCTACCGCTAGGGCGCTTGCCGAAGGTGCCTCTAAAGAAGCTGCTAAAGCTATTGGGGACGCTGCCGCCGCACAAGCTGCTTCTTCTTTTGCTGGCGACCTTGCCGGACCTGTGGCTGCCGGTCTTATGTCTTTGGCTCAAGGGGGCAGCGCGGGCACTGCAATTACCGAAGGCGCTAAAGCCTACATTGTTTCAACCCTCATGGCATCACCGGGCGTAGGTCAGGTTATTGGCGCTCTCATCATAGCAGATTCTTTCCTTTCTGGCCTCCTCGGTTTTGAAATTCCTCTCGACTCAGCGATGGCAGGACCAGCTAAAAATGTCAACAAGGCTATTGAATGGGTATGCGAACGTGCCATCGGGAGCGATCTTTTTGGGGGCGTTTTGGATTCGCCTCCTGTCAAGGTGGGCGCCGTTACCGAGGGTTGGGATGTGGGGATTGCAGCGGTGGGTCTGATTGACGTGCCTGGCTATTCGATGGG